TGACGCACGAGCAGAGCGCGACCGACAATCTGTTCGATATGGCCCAGCGTTTTCACGAGCATTGCCCGGCGCTGGTGAAGCCGCACACTGGTACGGCGAGCGCCAAAGAGCTGGCCTTTGACCTGCTCGACTCCGGTTACTCTGTCGGCACCGCGGGCTCGAAGGCGGTCGGCCGTTCCAAGACGCTGCAGCTGTTTTTTGGCTCGGAGGTCGCGCACTGGCCGAACGCGGCGAGCCATTTTGCCGGTGTCATGCAGGCGGTACCCGATTTGCCGGGGACCGAGATTATCCTGGAGTCGACCGGCCATGGTCCTGGCGGCGAATTTCACGAGAGGTATCAACAAGCAGAAGCGGGGATCGGGGATTTCGAGGCGATTTTCGTGCCGTGGTACTGGTCGGACGAATACCAACGGCTAGTGCCGGCCGATTTCGCGATCACCGATGAGGAGCAGGAGTATTCGCGGCTGCACGGCCTGTCGACGGAACAGATAGCCTGGCGGCGCGCAAAGATCGACGAGCTGCGCGATCCGCGGCTCTTTCAGCAGGAATACCCGAGCACGGCCGCCGAGGCGTTCCAGTTCAGCGGGCACGACAGCTTCATCACGCCCGAGGAGGTGATGCGGGCACGAAAGGCCAGTTGCGAGGGCATCGGGCCGCTGGTAATCGGCGCTGATCCTGCCAGGTTCGGTGATGACCGGTTCAGCCTTGCCTGGCGTCGGGGGCGGAAGATCAGCAAGATCGAGAGCCGGCAGAAGGTCGGGACTGTCGAGGGTGCGAACTGGATCAAGCAGGTGATCGATGTCGACAAGCCGGCCCGGGTCTTTATCGATCTCGGCGGTGTCGGGGCGGGGACATTCGATATTTTGCAGAGCTGGGGTGCGCCTTACGACAAGATCGTTGTCGGCGTAAACTTTGGTGGCGAGCCGCAGGAACCGGTGCGCTATCTCAGGGACGGCACCAAGGAACCCGGGCCGCGCAACCGCCGGGCCGAGATGTGGGCTCGCAGCAAGGAATGGCTGAACACCGTTGGCGGGGTGGATATCCCCGATCTCGACTCGCTGCACGCCGACGCGTGCGGACCGGGCTACAGCTACGACATGAACCAGCGGCTGTTGATTGAGAGCAAGGAACGCCTACGCGCTCGCGGCATCCGGTCAAGTGACGAGTGGGACGCGACCGTTTTAACCTTCGCCGAGCCGGTCAAGGACACGTCGCACCGGGATTATGCCGCGAAGCCGCCGGAGTATGGGTGCGTTGATGGCGGGCCGCCGTTGTCCTGGTCGACTTCACGCCACGGTGCAGATGACCGCGGGTGGATGGCGTCCTGACGCCGTCCTGGCGAGGCAAAGCGCCGCTCCGCCCTACCGGTTCCACTAGAGCACGCCCCAACGGTACCGCCATTAAGCTCCGCATCGCGATGTTTTTGTGTTCCGCACGAATAGGGTATTGACTTATGGCACACATGCACCACAATACCTTTGAGCCTTTTGGAACATTTCCAGGGCCTCGGTCGGAGGGTGCGATGAACCTGGGGTATGCGAGAGTGTCCACGGCTGATCAGCAGGCCGGTTATGATGCGCAATTGCGCGAGTTGACGGCGTCCGGGGTCGAGCGCGTCTTTCAGGAAAAAACATCTGCCGTTGCAACGCGCCCGCAACTCGATGCGGTGCTCGACTGGCTGCGTCCCGGTGATGTTCTGACCGTGACGCGGCTCGACCGGTTGGCGCGCTCGACGCGGCAGCTGTTGGATATTGCAGAGCAGGTTAAGGCCAAAGGCGCCACATTGCGCGTCCTAAACCTCGGCGATACCGGTACGGCGACCGGTCAACTGGTCTTTACGGTGATCGGCGCAATCGCCGAATTCGAGAGGCGGCTGATGTTGGAGCGGCAACGGGAAGGCATCGCCGCGGCCAAGGCGGCGGGTAAGTACAAAGGGCGAGCGCCGACGGCGCGGGCCAAGGCGGAGCAGATCCGAGAGCTTGACGCTCAAGGTGTAGATCGTGCCGAAATCGCGCGTCGTCTTGAGATCGGACGAACCAGCGTTTACCGGGTGCTCGCCGCGACGGGGCAGACAGCGTGAGGAGTTTAGCGCCCCGCCCGCGTCAGCAACTAATGTCGGGGCAGATCCCGTCCTCTTGCTCAGGGAACTGTTCCAGTGCGGGTGGTATGAATCGTTTAGCGTAACCAGGGAGGGGGGGCCGCGCGGATTGGCGCTGGCTTCTTGGTCGGTTGACCGCCTAGGCCGATGCTGATCGGCGGCCCTCTGGGGCTAGAGCTTTTGCAGAAACTCGCTCGTCCATTTCAGAGTTTCGAGCGCACCGATGTGCGATAGCTCCATGTCTCGGATATCCTTGTAAGCTTTCTCAAGGTTTCTCTCGAACCTAGCTCGAAAGCCCTCGTCTTGTTCTCCAATAGCTTGAACGATACACGCGGTCAGAGCTGCTACCGCTAACCGGGTCTGATCTATGGGATTTGACTTAGCCATTTAGTCTTCTCGCAAATGGGGAGCCGGGAGCGCGGGAGGCCAACTTATACCACTCCACACCCCTTAGCGTGCGGCGATCGCCGCATAGGGTCAACACCGAGAGGTTCGGCTACAGCAGCAGTTCCGACCAGGCGGCGGATTGATGCGGTCGGGGCGAACTGGGGAATCGGGGGGCAGGCTGACGCCGTAGCCATCGTGCCAGATCGCGTGAATGCCGAGGCGTTGCGGGGCGACCACTATTCGAGGTTTGTCGCCGACCATCCAGGTGTCGTCCAGGCCGACTCCGAGCTTTTCCATTGCATGCTTGTAGGCCCGCTCCTCGGGCTTGCCGAAGCTGTGCTCGCCCTCGATCTGAATGTGGTCGAAACGCTGTTCGAGAGCGAGGAGCGAAGGGCTATTTCGGGCGTCCGAGGCGTTTACGCAGGGTATCCGGGATGTCTGAGAGAGGCGGCTCGGCGAAGACGCTCTCGGCGCAAGCGCGGGTCGATGCGCCGTAGCTCCACAAGACGGGCCGTGACGGTAGCGCGCGCAGCATGATTCGCTCGGTAGGGGCGTCTTGAAAGCGAACGCCAGCCGGCCACGGCTTTTACTGCCGCCATTCCCGATCTGGTCGGTGATCGCCTTGAGGGCCGTGCATTAGAGCGCTCGCGCAAGAATGCTTTCTCTGTAGAGCTCGTGATCCTCATGCCCGGCAGTCAAAGCATGCGTCCGTCCGTCCGTCAGCACCCCGGCGAGGAGTCTAAGCCATATTCGCTCGGGGACCACGACGAGGGTGTCGCTCCGGTCTTGCCGCAAATAGAGCACGTCGGCATCTCCGACCCAGCGTTTCAAGGTCGCGATCCCTTCGCCCGAGACATGCTTTTCGGCGATCCGCGTCGGTGTATGCGGTATAGGCATTTCAGGCTGCGTCCTTCGATTTCAAGCGTGCGTCGAGCGCGCCGAGAGTAGAGGTCGCGTCGCTAACTAGCCGCATCCAGCCAGGTTCGGCCGAGCCGGTTTCGAGCATGTGAGCGAGCCCGGTGTCGATCAACGTGACGAGCTTCTCACGCAACAATTTTTCGGGGGTAGCCGGTTCGGCGGGCATGTAGTCGGCGGATGTACGTTAGACCCGCGTAAAAAGCAAGCACATGCATGTTGTGTCCCCGTCGTCGGAGGCCGCAACTCAACGGCGTAACTCCTTGACAATCTCCGCGCGCGCTTGCATTTATCGCTGGAGTAATTGCCGCCCGTGGTGGGCCGCTGTCCGATGGATGGAGTTGCATGTCGCAACAGACAAGCGAGCGCGCGGTCGCTCGCGACAATCCCCAAAATTTACGGACCGTAATCATCCGGCTCCCGCCGGCGCTGGTGGCGCAAATCGACGCGTTCGGCGAGGGCCTTTACCTGCATCGCAGCGAGCGGATCCGGCAGCTGTTGAGCGTAGGCCTTGAGCAGGGGTCGGTCCATGGCTGATACCGCCGAGCTGCAAATAGACCGGGGAGAGTCCAGCTTTTCGGTCACGAGACCCGTTTCAGCCGACCTGGCTGGCGAGGACGGCCGACCGTCGCTGTCCACCTCGCGCGACCGCCTCGCGCCGGCGCCGCCGCCCGCGGCAAAGGAGGCTGCACCGGCTGCACCGGTTGCGAGCGATCCGCCCGCCGTCGACCTCGACGCGCCGGTGCGGGAAATCGAATCGCGACTAGCTCAATTGGAAGAGCAGCCGCCGCGCGCCTTACCTGCGGCGCCGACACCGCCAGGGCCAAAGCCGGACAGGCACAGCTTCATGGACCCCGAAGCGTTTGAGGCCGCGCTAATCGACTGGGGTGGAAAAGACCGTCAATGGCGGGTCGAGCAGCATCAATACGACACGGCCAAGCAGCAGCTCGACCAGCATCAAGCCTCACTCAACCAGACCCAATTCGCGCTTTATCAAAGTCGCCGGCAGAGGGCGATGGCCAGGCATCCGGACTTCGTGCAGCTCACCGAGCGCCAGGATTTGCCGGTGACGCAAGCGATGGTTCATGCCGTCGTCAAGCTCCCGGACGGCGCTGAGCTGATGTACTGGCTCGCGCAGCCGGAGAACAAGCCGGAAGCCGAGCGGCTGGCGAGGATGGACCCCTCCGCTGTCTTCCTCGAAATGGGGCGGCTTGCTGGAAAGCGTGCCGCGGTCAAGCCGGCGACGGCGCAGCGCCAGCCTGGGAATGA